ATTTGATTTATTAAAAATAAATTTACATAATGAGCGAGTATTATTTTTTACATACATTTTTATCAAATCATTTATATAATATTATCACATTATGTTTAAATATTATTCTTTACATTTTTTGATATTGTTCATTCATAATATTATATACTCTATCGCGATATTCATCAATTGTTTCTTTTTCTTTAATTTCTACCATATCGCATAATTTTATATCGATCCTATAATTTTGTACCAAAAATAACTTTAAACACGAATGAACCATTGATTCGCCATTATCATGATTATAATTGAGCGATTCGTCTTCGTATTTAATTAAAACTGGTAATATTGGATATCCATGTACGAATGCACCTTTTCCAGTAAATTCTGTAATATTACCGGGTATTTGTGGAGTATTTCCTGATCCAGGGGCTATAAATATTACTGGGTCTCCTGCCTTACGATTATCAATTCTATTTTTTATTATTTGCGTTGTTTTTCCTTTTTTAACGTAAATACTACCAAATTTATCGTTATTACTATCTGTATAACCTGCGAGAGCAAACATAAACACTTTTAATATAACATAACAACCTCTTTGAAATGTACTTGCTAAAATAAAACCATCATTTACAGTAGTGTGATTAAATGTACATATAAACTTTTTATCACTATATAAATATTTCATATAAGTAAATAAATCTTCTTTTGAAATATTTATATTCAATGATAGAATAAACATAAAAAGTTTATTAAAAACTAAAATAACTGAAAAAATACTGGCTTCGTCTTCTAAATAACTTAATACAAAATTTGAAATACGCATTAATATAATAAAAAATAATACTCTAAAAGGCATTAAAATATAAAGAATGAATGTTTTAATAAGAGATATAATTTCTTCCATTTATTATATAATATAAAATATTAAACGTGATTCTTATACATCAATGTAGCGTATTTCGGAATATCAAAATTATAATACTCTTTTTTAGCATATTTGTTATCTTTTATCCATATTCTTGCAATATAATAGAACTTTTTTGGACTAATAGATATTCCATTAATATTATTAGTTATATTATTCGTTATTCCTATGTTTTCGCCAAGAATATTAGATGTTAATTTAAATAACCTATCGTGTAAATCATCTGGTAGTATTTTAAATGAAAAACATCCCCCATTAATATTATATTTATCCTCGTATCTGGGCATAATATCTATTCTCATTATAAAAAACATACCTTTTTTAAATAGTTCATTAAATGCTTTAAATATATTAACATAATCTTCAATTGTATTCATAGTTCCTATATTTTTATAACTATCGGCACCCCATTCAAAATCATAAGGGTCGTGAAAAAATATATTCCAAGAATCATTTAAAAAAAAATTATTGGATACACTCATTTATATGAAATATATATATATATTCTTATATGAAACAATTATTATAATATATATATTAGATGAGTAAAGTATTATCAATAGGACAAATAAATAGATTCAAAAAAGATCATAATAATAATTTAGATAATGATAGTTGTTTAGAAATTATTAAGTTATATGAGAAGTCTAATGGAAAAATATCTTCAATTGTAAACCCAATAACAAAAAGAAGACTTACCGACACAAAAAGAATTAAATTTATTTATGAAAAATGTTTAGGTTATTTTAATTCAAAAACACCAAACCCAATTAATGATAAAAAGGTTTTAGACAAATCACCAAAACCAATTATAGATAAAAAGGTTTTAGACAAATTACCAACACCAGTTAAAGATAAGAAAGATTTGGACAAATTACAAAAACCAGTTAAAGATAAGAAAGATTTGGACAAATTACAGAAACAAATTAATGATACTAAGGAATTAGAAAAATTAACACCACAAGAGTTTGCTATTAAAATTATAGAAGACCCTATGATGAATACAAATGACATTTCCAAAATAACAGAATTAACGTTTGGAATAGATAATAAAGCAAATAGATTACATTTAAAACAATTTTTAGAAAATGAAGATGAAGAGGTTTCTAAAATATACAAAAAATGTATTTTAGAAATAAGAAAATACATTAAAGACTTTTGTCCTTTTATGGGAAATAAAAAATTTACAAAGTCTGTGAAAAAACATGTTGCCGACGAATGTATATTTGAGGTTGGAGTAGTTATATTTTCTAGTAAAGTAAAAAATATTTTTAATATGATTATACCGTCTATAATCGAAAGTATAACACATAGTACTACGAATGATACATTACAAGACTTTAAAAATAACTTGAAAAATAATTTTCCAAAACATTATTCTATAAAATATATGTTAAATGTTTTTGATAGATATTCAATATCAACTAGTATGCTTAAAATTGATAATTTATGTATAATGCTTGACGAACTTATAAATTATGATGAATTAATTATAAAAAATAAAAAAAATAATTTAAAAGTTAAAATGGATGAAGTTCCAAATGTAGATATTGTTAATAAAAAAATGTTAGACACGCGTATTAGTATAAGTTATAAACTTAACGATGTCATAGACATAGAATTGTTTAAAGTTTTCATACCATATAAGTTTAAAAAAGCTAACTCTTTAATTCCTAAAGAATATTCATTTGATAAATTATTCAATACTATTCAAACCTTAGTTTTAGAAGGTAAATTATTAGGTAAATCAATGCCATATAAAATGCATAGATCATTACATAGATATCGCGATAAAATATTAAAAGATGAGGAGGAATATATTAATTTTTCAAATTTATATTATAACCTTTAAAATAGATATTGAAATTGTTTATTCAACTATAAAAATTATAATTTAAATGAAAAAAACGAACAGTTTGTTAATATTATATTAACAAATCTATATGCATAAAATACATACTTTTTTAAAATATTAACATATTCGCCATTCTTATCAATATTTCCTATATTTTTATTAGTATATGATACATATTCTAAATAATAATAGCAAAATATATATATATATTAGATGAGTAAAGTATTATCAATAGGACAAATAAATAGATTCAAAAAAGATGATAATAATAATTTAGATAACGATAGTTGTTTAGAGTTTATTAACTTATATGAAAAGTCTAATGGGAAAATATCTTCCGTTGGTAAACCCAATAACAAAGAGAAAACTTACAGATATAAAAAGAATAAAATTTATTTATGAAAAATGTTTAGGTCATTTTAATTCAAACGCACAAAAACCAATTAAAGATAAGAAGGTTTTAGAAAAATTACCAAAAACAGATAACTATAACGATGATTCTGACAATTTAACAGCTGAAGAAGCTGTTATTAAAATTATGGAAGACCCTATGATGAAGACAAATGACATTTCCAAAATATCAAAAGGAATATTTGGAAAAGACAATAATGCAAATAGATTATCTTTGAAAAAATATTTAGAAGATGACGATGAAGAGTTTTGTATAATATACAGAAACTGTATATTAGAAATAAAAAAATACATTAAAGACTTTTGTCCTTTTATGGGAAATAAAAACTTTATAAAGCTTGTTAAAATGAATATTGACAAAGAATATACAAATAAAGCTGGGCTATTATGGCATTCTCCAAAATTAGAAGAACTTTTATTAAAAATTAGCGATTCTACATACGAAACTATAATGTATAGTCAAACTAATAAAAACACAGAAGACTTTAATAATAACTTGAAAAACAATTTTCCAAAACATTATTCTTTCAAATATATGTTGAATATATTTGAAAAATATTATATTATCAAAGGGATAATGGATATTAATATATTACTTGATAAAATGAAAGAACTTATAAATTATGATAAATTAATAATAAAAAATCAAACTAATAATTTAATAATAAAAAATTATAAACAATCAATTTGGTCTGAAAATATACAGAACTTTTATACACATATTAATATAAGTTATAAACTAAACAATAAAATATCAATAGACTTGTTTAATGTTGATATACCTATTAAAATTAAAAAGGATAATCATTTAATTCCCAAAGAATATTCTTTTGATATACTATTCAAAACTATACAAACCCTACTTCATGAAGGTAAATTATTGGGTAAATCAATGCCATATAAAATGAGTATAGCATTAACAAAATACAATGGAACAATATTAAAAGATGAGAAGGAATATATTAATTTTTGTAAATTATATTATAATCTTTAAAATAGAGATGAGATGACAAGCGTTTCTTCAAAAGCAAGAACTTATGCGAAAGATAAAAATAATAATTTAAATGAAAAACAATGCGATGAATTTGTTAGATTATATGGTTCTGGAAGTTTTAAATCTATATTAAATCCTAAAACTAAAAAAATAATAGCTTCACGCGAAAGAATAGACTTTATTTACAACAAATGTATTAAAGACCATAAGACACCAATATTTACCAGTGATGTTTCAGCCAAGGCTTCTTCAAATAGCGAAGATGATTATAATAAGATTTTTTCAAAGTTAAATCTAAAAGACATATTTAAAATACTCAAAAGCCCAATAGTCAATGATAATAGTATATCGGTTATATCAACTAAAATATTTGGAAATGACGAGCGTGTAAATATATTGAAATTGAGTAAATATTTTAAAAAGTCTGAAAATGATTTAGTAATTTTTTATAAAAAATGTGTTTTGGAAATAAAAAAATATATCAAAGGATTTGATCCTTTTATGGATAATAAAATATTTAAAAAAACAGTAGAAGATAGATATCGTGCGGATAATGGACAACATAGAGATACATTTATATATATTCCAGAAATAGATGAAATACTCGATAAACCTAAACAATATTTTAAAGATGCTGTTTTATATAGTTCTCAAAATAAAACATCTACAGAATTTATAGATAACTTGAAAAATAATTATGTTAAATATTATGCAGTAAAATATATGATTGAATTATTAGACTTTTATGCTTTTACATCATCTTCTTTAGAATCATTAGAACCTTTGGAAATATTAGACGTATTACTGGATGGTAATAAAATTATGATAACTGATGGGTCTGTATCTTTAGATAGATCTTTATCTTATTCTGAATCACCAACCGGTGCAACAACAAAAACACTTTCTCATAAACAAGGAAAAGTTGAATATTTAAAATATATTATGAATATGGAAGGATTTTATGGTGATTCTATTAATGAAGCTGACCCTTATACACAAGATAGATGGGATGAAATGCCTTTAAAAAAACTAAAATATGTAATAAAAATACCTTATTCAATTGATGATAAAACATATTGCATTGCTTATTATGCTAAATCTTTGTATAAAGCTTGGAATATCGCAATCAAAGAAAGAAAAGACTTTATAAATCCAATAACACGAATGATATTTACCGAAAGTGATAAAAATTTAATTATGAAAAAAATGATTGAAATGTATCCTCATATTAACCCACCAAAAGAAAAATATATAAATAGGGAAGATTTAGTTTTTTTCCATATAGAAGATTACGTTTCTTACAAAGGCGATGAAATTGATACAATGTGTCTATATATAAAATATAAAATACAAAATAATATAAGCGTAGTTCATAAAGAAAATACGTTTGTAAATTTAATTTGTATCCACGTCCCACTTAAGTTTGCTTCTGAAAACGAATATATAGACGAAGAAGATAGTGATTATATACCTGAGGAATATTCATTTGGTATATTATTATATAATTTTGAAAGATTGTTTATTACAAATAAATTAATAGGTAAGACAATTCCATTTAAATTGCATCATGCTATTGAAAAATATAATAATAAAGTATTAATAAATAAAAAAGACTATATGGACTTTTTTAATATGTTATTATAAAAATAGTTATAATAATTAAATGGATAGTTTTTTAACAGAATCAAAATCAAGGTCTTATATTAAAGATAATAATAATAATTTAAGCGAAAAACAGTGTTTTGATTTTATAGAATTATACAATAATTCATCAGGAAACTTAACAAATATTATAAATCCAAAAACTAAAAAAAATATGTATGACTTAAACAGAATTAGATTTATTTATGAAAAATGTTTAACAAAGGTTGGTTTTACTGATAATAGAATTGTTAATTCTTCAACAGTTTATGAAAAAATGTTATCAAATATAACACTTGATGATTTATTTAATATTATTGAAGACCCTCTATTTAATAGTAATTTTATATCAATTATAACAACTAAAATATTTGGAAATGATACCAAAAATAACATTTTAAAATTAAAAGAATATTTGAATAAAACAGATAATGAACCAATTAGAAAATATAATTTTTGTATATCTGAAATAAAAAAATATATTAAATCATTTGATCCTTTCATGGGAAATGAAAAATTTAAAAAATATGTAGAAAAACATTATAGAGACGAATATAATAATGATGATGGTGTATTTTTTATCTCAAAAAAATTATTAAACATTCTTTCAAAACCAAAAGAATATTTAGTAGAAGCAATAATGTACAACAGTGTTTCAAATAAAAACTCTATTGAATTTAAAAATAATTTAGAAAATAAGTTCGCAACATATTATAGTATTAATTATATTTTAACATTATTGACTGAATATTCTATATGTGATTATGTTCTACAAAAAGCAATTATGACAGACGTTACATATATTTTGTTAAATAATAAAATAATTATAAAATATAGTGATAATTCATCATCATCTTTATCACTAGATAAATCTATTTCATATTCTGTTTCGCCAAGTGGTTCAACATCTAAAGCTATATCGCATAGAGAAGCTAAAAAAGAACTTTTATCATATATTATGAATAATGAAGGATATAGTGGTGATATGAACGATTATGACTTTTATACAATGGATAAATGGGCTGACATGCCTTTACAAAAACTTAAATATGTTATTAAAATACCATATACTATAGATTCTAAAATGTTTTGTAATGCTTATTATGCAAAATCTTTATATAAAGCATGGGATTCATCTATTAAACAAAAGCTAAAGTTTATAAATCCAACTAATAGAATAGAATTTAGCGATGAAGATAAAAATGCAATAATGGATAAGATGGTTGAAATGTACCCTTATATTAAAAAGCCTAAAGCAAACAGTAATGTTAGACAAGATTTAGAACTTTATTTTGTACCAGTAAATAATTATTATGATAATATGAGCGGCGAACATATTGATACTATACGTATAACTATTTTTTATAAAATAAAAAATACAAATCCATTACTTACAGACTATAGATATTTAGATTTAGTAAATATATATGTTCCCGTACTATTCATTGATCCGCAAGAAAGCGAAATACCCGAGAACTATTCTTTTTTTAGTTTGCAACAAAAACTTGAAGATTTATCTTCTCGTAATAAATTACTAGGAAAAACAGTTCCTTTTAAATTACATAATGCAATTGAAAAATATAATAACAAGCTCTTGGGAAAAAAAGAGGATTATATAGACTTTTTCAATATGTTATAAATATTTACATATTTTTTTTAAATATTACAATACTGTTTTTATATAATAAAACTATATAAATATATATAAACTATTATAATATAAATATGTACCAAGCAAGTATTAGAAATAAAAAGAAAACTTTGAATTTAAATAAATCAAAGAATATTAACTATATTATAAATACTGATTACGAAGACTATGGATTTGTTATAAAACTATTAGGAAATTGTAGAGCATCCATTATGTGCAATAATGGTGATATTGTAATTGGTATAATAAGAGGTAATATGCGTAGATTTAATAAACGTGTTTTAATAGATAAAGGAGATATCGTGGTAGTTTCGCGAAGAGATTATCAGATAAATAAAGCAGACGTTGTTCATAAATATAGCCTTGAACAATGTCAATACATTATTAATAGTAATGAATTAACAGATACATTGATAAATGAATATTATAAAAATACTCAAAAAACAAGTGGTAGTTGTGGAGTAAATGACACATATATAAGTTTTGAAGATGCTGAAATAGATACAAAAGAAGACATTGTAGATAAGTTTAATTTTCTAGATATTGTAGATGATGAAGATGGGTGTGAAGACGACTGTGATATTGATGATATATAGGATTTTAAATTATAAATATATTAGACAAAAATAAGAGATTACTATTTGGTATTTGTAATACAACTTGATTTGTCGTATGTGCTTGGCATATAATTATGAAAAACATTATTATTATCTTTAAAAGATTCTCTTTGTAACCTTTTACTATATTTGAATATAAATTGTGATAAACGAGTATTGTCGTATATTTTCATTATAATAGTTTGTAAAGGTGCATCACCCCATCTACAATAAAATATATTACCATTTTTATCAATTTCTTTAATCATATCAATTATCTCTTTTGTATTCCATATATTAGGTCTTGTTATTGAAAAATTATTATAATACATTATTGGCATAGATAAAGAAACCTCTTTGTCTGGATAATCTTTATCTTTTAACGCCTTATAAAGTTTTTTAAACTTATCAAAATGTTCTGAAGAACTATCTATAATATGATCTACAAATAATTCTTGAATTTTATCTTTTTTGTCTGGAAATAAATTAATAAAAAAGTCTTTCATTTCATAATTGCAAATACTACAATCCATATGAATAATATTTGAAACATAATTAAAATTATTTTTTTCCAATAATTCAAAAACATCTATATCAATATTTTCTTCTATTATACTATCATCGTCTAATCTCATAACATAATCATATTCTTTGCAGTATTTGAAGAAATGTTTTATCCAAAAGTAACACATCGAACGATATTTTTCATTTCGCCAATAAGGAACTGGGTTTGTATCTATACATTTTTTCATTTTTTCAATATCAATATGTTCTGGAACTTTAAAGTCTCCATCGTCTATTTTTTTAAAAACAATAATGTCTCTACATTCGGTTCTTATACTTAATAGTATTTCACTTTTTGCATTATCATCATAATCACCTTCGTGTAAAATTATTATTGGATATTTATATTTAGAATTAAAATTTTTAAATAAAAAATAGAGACAAGTTTTAAGATATATTTTTCTTTCAATATTGTTTTGTGTTAAAATATAAATAGCAGCTTTTTGCATTATTATATATTAATGTAATTAATAAATACTATATATTCGTTTATATAGATTTATTAAAATTAATATGACCATTTAAATGATAATTATTATATAAATGGTAAGAAGATATATCAGCGTCGCAAACAGAATCTTTAAAAAAAGCAAAACTATATAATATTATATCACTATTTTTAAGATTATTAATTATTATAGGATAAGATTGTTGCAAAGTTTCGCTATCTTTTTTTTTAAAAACGGATTTAGTATTATTGATATAAACGGTTATATCTTCATTGTTTAATATTAATCCTATAAAAGTTTTATCATCATCAAATATATCAGGATCAACATTATAAATATTATATTCGTGTATATTTATTTTTATCTGTACTGTATATTTTTTCTTATTATACATTTCATTAAAAAATGAAATCTCGTTAGAATTATTTTTTTTAATATTATTACAATCATTATCTTTACATTTTTTATCTAAATATTTACCAAAATCATTTATTCTATCATTTGTTTTTATATTATATTCATTATAATTATTAATGTTATTATGGAGACTTATCATAAAATCGTTACATTCTTCATTATTGATACATTCTATATTAATATTATTGACGACAACTTTTGTTGATTCAATAATATTAATTGAAATTAAATTACCATCGCTTAAGTTTTTAATGAATAATAAATTGTTTTCAATTTTATTATTATCTTTAAATTTAAATGTAATTAAAAATGTTGAGATATCCAATGTTGTTGTATTAAACAATATAGGTATAAATATTTTATCATTTACTTTAACATAGTTATATACATTTAGACTTTTAATATTAAATGATACCCAATCATTTTCAATAAATCTCAATTTTCCATTTCCTAGTTCATCTTTTAATTTTTTAATTCCATTGCTGTTATTTGCCGAACCATCAATTGTTGGTTTTAATTCAATTAAATCGTCTGGTATTTTATCTCCAATATTTTTCCACATCATACCCAATAATTCTTGATTATGATTGTTTGGTATTTTAATATTAAGTTCAATATCTTTAATATCGAACCCTACAATATTTGGATTTAATGGGTATTTAGATAAATAAGGCTTTTTTGAAAAACTAACAATAATATTTTTACTATTCTCTGTTTTATTATCTAATAATAGTTTAGTATCATTTAAATTATCAGTATAATACGATGATATTAATGATATTAAATATTTTTTTTTCAATAATCTACTTATTTTAAAATTGTCAATTATATTTTTATTACACACGATTGTATTATATTCATCAGCATCATCATAATTCATATTTGTATTATCTTTATTAATATTTTCATTATTAATATTTTCATTATTAATATTAATATTAGTATTAGTATTAGTCATATTATCTGTATTCTTGATATCATCCATATTCTCCATATTCTCTATATTCTCCATATTCTCTATATTCTCCATATTCTCTATATTATTTGATTTTCCTAGAATTCCGTTTTTTAAAATATATATATTTTTAGATATATAGTTTTTATAAGACAATAGTGATAATAAAATAAATATTCCTAGTAATACTCCAATTATATACATTAATGAATCAGTCATTTCGAACTTATCTATTTAATATACATAATTATAAAAAGATATAAGAAATATTTATTAGTATAATTTATATAGTAAATGGAAAATAATATTGACTTTATGTCGTTTATAAATAAAATGAATAAAATGTCGAAAAAAGATGTTGTTCTTCGTGAGGATGGAGAAAGCGAAGATGATGATGACGTTGTTGTTACAAATAAAGATATAAAACGCAAAAAGGTTGTTTCTAAAGATAACGGTTCAAAAGATAAAGACGAAGAAAATAAAGAAACTAAAGAAGATGATAAAGATGAAGATGACGAAGATGAAGATGATGATGACGATGATGAAGATGAAGATGAAGATGAAGATGATGAAGACGAAGATGATGATGAAGATGAAGATGATGATGATGATGATGATGATGATGAGGGTAATTTAACAGAAAACAAATTATATAATCTTTTAAATAGTTTTTTCGTAGATGAATATGGAGTAACAATAGCAACATCTATGTCAAATATATCATATGAATTGCATAAATTAAATGGTAATATTGGTAAATATTTGAAAAAATAAAAAATAGGTATATAATATATAATGTATTCTGATATTAAAGAAACTACATGGTATTGCAAAAAATGCAAAACAATGATAGATAATTGCATTGATATAGATTATCATAACAATGTTATACATCCTAATTATGATGATGTTTATGTTAAATCGTGGTATAATAATGGGAAGAAAGGTATTTCGCCATATGACTAAATTATCTTATTAAATATAAGAACTCCATTTTTTTTTATCTAATTTATGATTATTATTTTTATCATCTTTTAAATATAAACCATATTTTCCCAAGTGCAATTTATAATCTTCTTTTAAATATATAATCTTCTTTGGTAAAGATTTAATAAAAGATATTTCGACATTAGATATTGTATCAATAGTTTTTTTTCTCCATTTAAGAAATGATTCAATATTCGTGTATGTATTATTTTCTTTATTGTAATAACAGTTTCCATATTGTGTTTTAATAAAACCGGTAGCATATTCCTTTTTATTTATTGTATTTTTTTCAACTTGTAACGGTATAATATGAGAAATACTTGTTATTATTTTTGAATATAGATTATCAAGTATTTCTTTTTTATTTAGTTTAGAATGGATAATATCATCAAGGTCATTTTCCATATTTGATGTAAATTTTATATCGCATAAATAAGGCATAACATCGCCTATATAATTTATAATGTTAATTCCTAGTTCCGTCGGTATTAATAAGTCTTTTTTAGTTCCTCCAATATTTATATTATTTTTTTTTACTATAACATTATCGCAGTTATATTTTTTAATAAAACTATCAATTTCATATGTCGTCTGAGGGTTTTTTCCCAATATAACATATTTTTTATCCAATAACTTCTCTATAATAGATGAATATGTAGATGGACGTCCAATTCCTTCTTTTTCTAACTCTTTAATCAATTGTATTTCATTATACATAGATGGTATATTTTCTATAATTCCATTAGACGAATATTCATAAGAATAGCATTTTGATGTTTCAATTAATATAATTAAGCTATCGTAAGATTCGATATTATGATTGTATATTATATTAAATCCATCAAATGTCATAAATGATTTAGTTGATGAAAAAGTATATTCGCATATATCTTTTGTATTAAAAGTAATCTTGATATCAGTATATTCACAATCAACCATTAAAGAAGCTAAAGTACGATTACGGATTAGTTCATAAACTTTAACATGCGTTGATGTACATTTATTAAACGAGCAAGAAATTATAGAAGGGTTTGTTATCCTAATTGCTTCATGTGCTTCTTGTGCATTTTTAACATTTGTTTTATATGTTCTATATTTAGCATATTTTTCGTCATATGTTGATTTTATATAATTTAATATTTTTGTTTTTGCTTCATCACATATATTTGTAGAATCAGTTCTTAAATAAGTTATTAATCCATTTTCATATAAATCTTGTGCTATTTTCATAGTATTTTTTGCGTTTAATTTATATTTATTATAACAGTCTTGTTGCATTGTTGTAGTTGTATATGGAGGAGGTGGTTGTATTTTTCTTATATTTTTATCGTAACTATTTAAATATTCAGTATTTGTTTTAAGTTTATCTAATATTTGTTTTACAATGCCAATATCTTTAATTTTTAAAACTTTATTTTCATTTTCTATATTTAATATTCCAGTTAAATTATCTTTTTTATTTTTTTTATCAAATATAAATTTACATTCAATTGTCCAATAAGGATTAATTTCTTTTTCAAATATGCGTTTTTGTTTATTTATACACATAATTAACGCAGGTAATTGAACCCTACCAGCACTTAAATGATTTAAGCCAAACTTATTCCATAAAATAGGAGATACTTTATATCCTATCAACCTATCTACTATTCTTCTTGTTTCTTGAGCATTTACAGTATTGATATCTATATTACGCGGATTAGATAATGCGTTTTTAACAGCATTTTCAGTAATTTCGTTGAAAGATACGCGATGACAAGCTTTATTTTTAATAAGGTCTTTTATACATGTCATTAAATTATTTGCGATAGCTTCTCCTTCTAAATCGGGGTCTGCTGCTAAATAAATTATATCAGACTTTTTTACCAAATCTCTTATATTTTTAATAACCTTTGGATTGCTTTTAATATATTCAATTTTCCACGTATCTACGTCAAACCCCAATGTTTCTTTTGGTAAATTGAATATATGTCCGCTAGAATATGTTACAGTTGTATCAGGATCTTTTAAATAATTTTTGATAGTTTTGATTTTTGTATAACTTTCAACAATAATAAGACGTTTCATTATAATAGATATATGCGATTTATATATGTCATTTTTTGTATGTAATATTATTTAAAAAAATGTTGTATATATATATTATAAATGTTAACATATTTACCGTGGAAACATCAAAAAAATAGAGTATATAGCTGCAATATATCGAATAGTTTAGAATTAAATGATATACATACGATAAGAGAATGGGTTATTTCGCAAAGTCCAACTAAAGAAACTTCTACACATTGGTGGTATAATGAATTACCTGTTAATATTGGTGATAGTTTTTCTAATATATCAAACTGTGATATTATTACAAAAATGTTTAAATCTGAAACAGGAGATAATTATAATATAGATATATTGACTGATATGAATGAAATATATATATCCGCTCCTACAAATGAAAATAAATTGAATGATACATCTGATAATATTTTTTACACAAGACATATAGATGGTCCATTTTATTATATCCCATTTGCTTCATGTTATAGATTAATAATAGGATTAGATGATAATAAAGAGATTTCAACTAACTTTAATTTAATCCCAGAGGTTCATACATTGAAAAAAGGAGATGTTGTAGCATTTGATTTTCACAGAGAATGTCATTATATCACGAAGAACGATTTAGAACCAATAAACGAAGACTTTCGCGTTATTTTAAAAATACATTATTGTATATATCCGCGGTGGGCATTTTATATAGGAAAGTTTTTAGGACTTTTAACAATATTATACAATAAAAAATTTCGCAATTTATTCTTATACACAATAACTACAAATACAGTATATGATAAAATAGTTGTAAAAACTATGATACTAACTACAAAAATAGTGCACGATATTGAATATTATATTGGCTATAATAATATTAGTTATTTATGTTTTTTAATGTTATTTTCTTTAAAAACAAACTATTATATTTTTTTATTCGGGAGTTCATTTGTTCATTATTTTAGAATGATTGATTCAATATCTAATAATTGTAATAATTTAGTTTTAACACGAGATTATAGGTTGTACAAATTTATCCATATTATACAATTAATATATATGTGTTATTCATATAATAGGTTTTCGAATATAACCACATATTTAATATTAATATCATATACTGTTCCAATATATCGTTTGTTAAGTTTTGCGAAGCTTGTATTATTGATATCGTTGTATGATAATATGTATTTAATATCATATAATAATTTGTATGTATTATCTCATTTATTATTATCTTTATGCGAGTGTTATTATAAAATTAGTACATAATTCTATAACTTTTAAACTTTTCTATATTTTCTTATAAAAAAAATTAACAATACATTTTGAGTACATAATTTATTAATTCTATAACTTTTAAACTTTTCTATATTTTCTAGGAAAAAATAAATTATGTACTCAAAATATAGAAATATATAAATATGACATCATCTATACCGAAAGACATAAAGTTATATGATAAAATTAAAAAAAAAACTATTTATCGAATATCCTGTAAATTCAGCTTATAGGTCTGGTAATTTAGTTAAAAAATATATCAAAGCATATGAAGAAAAATACAAAACATCGGAAGCATATTATGGAAATAAAAATGAAGAAATAGGATTAACAAGATGGTATAAAGAAAAATGGGTTAATCAACGAGGAGAAATTGGCTATAAATATGAAGGGGATATATATAGACCTTCTAAAAGAATTACAATAAATACTCCAAAAACACATAGTGAATTAACTAAAATACAGATAGTAAAGGCTATAACTGATAAAAAAAATAATGGGCGTGTTAGCAAATTTTAAAAAATATAAAAATAGATAATATAAAATTATATAACGTATAATATATGCTATGAAGTATAATATATAATGTATGTTATGGAGTATAATGTATGTTATGGAGTATAATGTATGTTATGGAGTATAATGTATGTTATGGAGTATAATGTATGTTATGGAATATGTTATGACTAATTAATATATGCCTTGACGATTTCGTTGATTTTATCACCATACTCATCAAAACTGAAGAGATTACGCATAGGACATTTGAATAAGAATTTTTCAACATTACTATCGTGTGTGTAGCGATTGGCGATAGTTGCCTCAATTAATTGATTTTTCAAGTATTTGAATAAACAAGCACTATGCATTTTAGAGCCATTAATGCTTCCTGTTTTTGCCGAACAAGGGATAGGAATGGATATATTTCCATTCGACTTCTTAAAGCCACTCATACAGATACAGCACATGTCTTTGTTTTTTTCACAAGAAATTGCGAATGAACCCTCCATATTTATAGGAAGGTTTCCAATAGTCCAAGATGGAACTTTCACAGCCATCTTTTCTAATCTTTCGCAAACAGAGTTGTTATAGTTGAAGTCTGTATCAAACTTTTTGACATTAAGACAAAACTCCGTCTTGAACTCAATCATATCAGTCATAACCTTCAGTTCTACTTTTTTCTTATCTATAATACTCATATTGTCAATCTTTGTTCCCGTATTTCCAGAAATACTGATACCGCTTTTTGACATTATGAACATATTGCACAAGAAATCAAGATTGCCGAATGGAGGCTGGATGAGATAATTATTTCTCACCACAATATCAAAACTAACATTGATAGTATGTCCAGGACACATATAAGGAATCTTACCGACTGTTATAGCGAACTCTAGTTTGGTTACACTTGAAACAGCCAATTTGAAATACTTGTTTCCCGAATCCGTAGTATAGTGCGAAGATATAATTACGTTTCCGCGGTCAAAGTCGTCATTAATTATATTCTTAATATCTTCAATAAGACCTTTCGCGGACAAGTTATCCGATACGCAAATATCCAAATCATTTGGAGTAAGCAGACGACCGGAAGTTTCGGGATGATACTGTTTGTTCCAGAACTTTTTGTTTTCCCATATATTCGAATGAGACTTATTGTACTCGTAATTGTAATGATTTGAAATAATCTTGTCACGGACATAACCCCCGAAAATAACACCGTCGTAATCAAATACCTTATTTACAACTCGTGTGTATAAGGTATTTTTGATATGGTCGGGGCTGAACTCGGCTTTAACAAAAGATGACATTCTGTTTAAGAAGATGAGAAAAGTTGAAAGACTGGGACTTAGTAACAAATACTAAAACTTGTTGTAAATAACTTGTGAAGAATATAATCTATTTAATAAAACTTGATACTTTTTATCAAAAGATTGATTGTATTCTTGATATTGCTATGTATATTTTTTATATTGTACTTATCATTTTTTATAATATTTTAAAAAATATAGAACATATTTATCCAATATCATTTTCTATTTTTGCCTTAGCATAAGCATACAATACATTTTCGGCAGTATCTATTGGTAATAAATAATCTTTAGCCGCATAAAACTCCGGTCCTGTACGTGAACCTCTGTTTACTAATGTTCGTAAAGCGTTAATATCATGAAGTTCATATTTTAAACGAATTGTTCTATTATTAATAGTAAAGTCTATGAATATTGAAGATATTATTTTTGTACTTCCATTGGGCATATAAAAACTATTAGGATATTTAAAAACGGTGTTAAAAACTTTTAAATTAGTAATATTTTTATTATTTGGGGTATTCTCGAATGCGATAACCTGATTTGGGAAAGGCAATCCAGAACCTGAATAATTAGACATTCTATCTATAGGATTAGGTGCTATTAAAATAACAGAATCATACTTTTCATTTTTTTTCATAACACCGGCAATATTTACATTTGAATAATTAGAATTAAATGTAACATTTAATTTTACGTATTCATCTTCGAAAATCATTATTAATACTTCTATATTTTATATATAGAATTATTTTTATAATATGATTAATATAAAAATTATTGCACACGCGTGCTTGTTCCAAGACCATTTTTATTAACCTCTACTTTTTCGCATGTAGTTGCTGTACATTTTACTATATAGCGTTCGGGATACATTGTTCCATTTTCGCTAAAAGGTCTATTACAAGGAGCACAAGGTGCCAATGTATCTAAAACATTTAACCTATTTCGCTCAATAAGTTTTTCAGCATTTTCTTGTAAAAACATTCTACTTTCATAACTGCTTTTAACCATATTGTTGGTATATAAATCAGTCATTAGTTCGGCATTTACCATACATCTTGGTCTATAATCAGTAAATGAACGTCCGTCAGACATTTTTAACGGACAATCGGGTTTAAGTTCAGTTGATGAAAAAAAACTCATTATAGTTATTTTATCTTATACAATTACAATATTTTTTATTTTTGTTTTTTAATATGTTCTAATATACGTGTTAGTAATTGTGCTTTTGTACCTTCGGTATTTAGCATTTTATCAGCACATTCTTCACGTAATTTATCTAAATTCATATTTTTATATCTTTTTATTGATGATTTATCACCTTCGTTATTAAATGTAATATCAGAAGATACTGATATATTATCAGCGATATCTATATGTTCTACTACATTTGACGAAACAGTTTCTTCATCATTATAATCCCCGACATCATAAAAAGATTTATTATCAGATAATGTTATATGCGTAACTGTGCTATCATCTTCAATATTAACGTAATCTTGAACCTCTACAGGTATTTCAATAGTTGTTTTTTTAGTATTTACAATCTCTTTTTTTAAAGGGATAGTATTACAAATATCACCTCTGTAAGATTTATCATAAGTATCATTTTCTTCATAATGATATTTATCGGTATCATTTCCTCCTTTATAACATTTATCGGAAACATTATTATCAGTATCACAACATTTTACGGCAATATTAGTATCTTCCTTGACAACACTATCTTTGAATATTTCATTCATAGTTTTGTCATAATTATTCCAATTTTTTGCCAACAATTCTGTCCTTTCTCCTTTTTTTATTATATTAACTCTTTTTTCAAGTAGAAAGAAATTACCTTCTAATATTGTAAGTTTTCTCCATAGAAACATAATTAAAAATAACAAGATTGAAAATATAACAAGATTAATATTTACATATGGTTGGTTAAATAAAAAGCTGTACATTATTTATTAAAATCAGAACATATTTTGTTTTTCATTTTAATCGCATTATCTATTATTGTTTTAGGAAACTCTTTAATATTCAACAACTCTATCGCAATGCATAAATATGAATGTCCTTTATTTATTTTATACGGGAAATAGTATTTGTTGTCGCGGGGTATAGCATCGACTGATAAGTTTATAAATTTATCAGGATATAATTCTTCTAACTTTATTAATTTATGAAAATGTGTTGTTATAATTAATGTTATTCCATTTAAATTACTTAGATATTCAATAACCGAATATGCAGTTGACATTCCTTCTATTGGTGGAGTTGAATGCATTGGTTCGTCCATTAAAAATAACCCTTTTTTACCTTCATTATTTATCGTTATAGCTTTTTTAATCATATTAAGACAATATTCAGCCTCCGCTTCAAAATATGATTTATCACCGAGAACATCGGATACACGCATAAAAGAGTTTATTGTATCATATAATATCATTTGTGATTTGTAACTATATGTTATACCAATTGTTTGTCCCAATATTATATTAGACAATATTGTTTTTACATATGTTGTCTTACCTCCTGCGTTTGGTCCAGTAACGATAATGTTTTTATTTAAGTTAATTGGATTAGATACTTGTTCATTATTTAGGATAGGATTTTTGGCATTCCATAATAATGTTTCTTTATCATTATAATATACAATCGACCAATCATCAGTCAAAGCTAAATTATTTATTGAATATATAACATCAATCGCGTATATAGTTTTCAATAAAGAAGACAATTGATCTTTTAATACATCGTCCTTCCATATTTTATAAATATCAGTCATACTATTATTGATATCAATATTATGAAAAGATTTATCTATATTAAAATATGAATCTACTATATCAATTGGTAAGTTATTTGTTATATTCAGTGAATGTTTTACAAAACAAACCAATCCTTTCATTTTTGTATGAAGTTTTTGCTTTGTATTATATAAAAATAGTGCTACTTCAAATGTTTGATACATATTATAAACATAAACAGCCACGTATAAAAATATAGATATAGCTTTTGTAATATCAACTCGTATATTTCCTGTTGGTTTTAATAAGAATAATAATAAATTATAAATTATTTCAATATACGACGATATACTTAAATTCATATTTAAATATTTATTAATATACATATATGGTGCTACAAATGCACTGCAAGGATATAAAAATGATGTTATTGGTATAAAATATATTTTATATGTATGATATATGTCTAGTAATATTTCAATATAGTTAATGTAATTTAATATAAATGAAGAAGGAAATAATATTTCAATAGATGTGTTATTCTCAATTTCCTCAGATATCTTATAAATCCATAGAATGTCATTTTCGTATTCTTTTAAAATTTCAATATCAATATCATAATCAATAAAAGTTTTCTGTCTTTTTTCTAAAATAATCTTATCTTTTATCGGGTGTTGAACAAGTTTTTTTATCAATATTTTACTACCATCTAATAATGGCAAACAAGAAACCCAATTATCTATAGTAGTATCTTTAAATACATCATCAGAAATGTCTATTTTTTCTCCCGTAATAATATCGTTTGACAATATTTTATCCAATATAACATCTTTTTTTGCTTTATCGAAATCAAAAAGTTCGCGAAAGTCTTCTAAAGTTTCGTCGTCCATTATTTATTATATATTATTAAAAAATGATATATAATTTCGCAGTATTATATATTTAAATAATGAACAAAGATTACGATTTAATACATCCGCACGATAGATGTTCACTATTAGAATTTATAGAAAATGAAGAATATAAATTGAAATCTTCTTCTCTACGAATTAAAAAACTTAGAGCCGTTTATGAACTTAAACCACTTCCACAAATTGTTCAAAAAGTAAAACCTGATGATGATATTGAAACATCTTATACTTCAACAAACAATATAGATGAAGATGATGGCGATACTGATATAACATCTAATGATGTAAATAATGCGAATGATGTAAATAATGCGAATGATGTAAATAATGCGAATGACAATATTTTACTTCCAATAAAAAAACCTAATGTTTTAAAAAGGTTATATTTGTCGTATAAAAAATATTCAATCAAAAATATTCAAAAAAGTGAAGAATATCACGAATATCTCATGTACGATGAAGATTTTGACAATTGTTACTATTATAAGCCAAATAAAAATATGTGGTATGATTCTCTTTTCAAATAAATATATTTTTTATGTATATTATAATAGTAGAATAATATTATATATTATGAAAGAAAGTGAAATTATACCATTTAAAGAAAATAAATATATAAATGATGAAACACCAATTGACAATATAAAAAGTTTTTCATTGGATAATAGAATTTCATATTATTATTATATAACAAAACTTCTTGCTAAAATTAATATAGATAGATGTTTGGAAAAAATAAAGAGTAAAAACTTTAAGATACGAAGTTATACAATTGATGATGTCTTAATTTTAGAAAATAAAATAGGTTCTAAAAGTGTATATGGAGTTATATACTTATCCAGTATTGCAAATAGTAAATGCGACCAGTGTATAGCTTCGAAGGTTATGGCATACGAAGATGAAAACATAAATGAAATAGAAATTATGAAATATATTACCGACGAAGTTTTATTAAAAAAAAAGTCTAAACATTTCGCTATGATGTATAAATATACAATATGTGATAATGAAAAAGTTAATAGCAAAAATAGGATTGTTTGTATTAATGAGTTAGCACACGGAGACATTAAAATGCTTGTAACCAGTGGAGATTTATTCAACGATTATGAAGAATTAATGAACATGTTATTTCAAACATTTATATCTATTGGAACATTTCAAAATTTGATAGGATATATACATGGCGATACACATTATGGCAATTTTTTATATCAAAAAAATGATGAGGTTGGGTATTATGATTATTTATTTGACGGAAAACATTATTATCTTAAATCTTGCAATTATAATATTATGATTTATGACTTTGGATTTGCCGAGAAGAAACACCAATATAATATGAATAGCCATAAAATATCACGAGATTATACAATAATAGGTAGCTTATTCATGGATGAACGTAAAACATATAATTCAAAAAATAAAATGATAAATAGAAACATTTACAATATTTTACTAAAAATTTCTAAATTTACAGAAAACTTAAATTCAAAGGATTTTTTTAACTATTTAATAAAAGATATCTTTATCCCATATTCTATTAACGGATTATTTATAACATCACCACCTCACAATTCAAAAATAATAAACAATACACCTTTCATAATAAACTAAAAAATGATATAAAATATTCTACATAATAATATTAATAATGAATCAAACAGACAATATAGTTATATATAATAAAGGGTATATTCATTTAATTGACAAAGAGCCATATGAAACAAATGAAGATGTTTTTAAAAGAGGTTGGTTTATCGTTATTAATAAAGATAATGAAGAAAATATGAATAAGTTAATATCAATGTCTATTATTACAAATAATATTGATAAAGGTATGGAATATTAAAGGTATTATAAAATATATTCAACTAAGTATCTTATTTATCTAATATTAATCTTATATTTTGAATTATTATTTATGCATTTATCACTATTATTTGCAATAATAGATGTATCTGTTTTTATTTTTTAAAAAGTCTATAATAAAAAACATTATTATAACATATATTTGAATACAATACATACCGCAAATATTGTAGTTATAAAGTTCAAGAATATTATAAATATTATGAATGGTATTAAATAATATAATGCGTACATTAGTATCGGTTTTACAATCTCGTATCTAATATTAGATTTAAGTATTTCGTCTTTTATAATATCAATAAAAACATTTATTAAATTATAATCGTGTTCAAATTCTTCATTTTTTTCTTTAGCATTCATTTTATACTTTTAAAAATATACCTCTTACTATACAAAATATATTAAGAATTATAAATAAAACCTATTATACTTATAATATTTTAATATTTCGTATAAATTAGAATGAGTAAATATTCAGAAGCATTAAAAGAATATAATATAGGAAAAGATAAATGGTGTATTCCAAAAAAAGGTACAGATGATCATAAAATTATATTAAGAATGATGGAAAAAAATAAAGGTTCGAAGCTTTCTACAAAAGAACCAAAAGTTCCTAAAGAACCTAAAGTTCCTAAAGTTCCTAAAGAACCTAAAGAACCTAAAGTTCCTAAAGTTCCTAAAGTTCCTAAAGAACCTAAAGTTCCTAAAGTTCCTAAAGAACCTAAAGAACCTAAAGAACCTAAAGAACCTAAAGAACCTAAAGAACCTAAAGAACCTAAAGTTAAAGTATCAAGTATTCATAAAGTATCAAAAAATAAGGATATTATTAATTTTCCTATTTCAATGAAAAATTTATCAGATAAAAAATATAGTAAATCTTCTGTAAAAAGTCGTCAAAATACATCAAGAGTTTTTATCAAAAAACTAGATAATGGGAAAAATGCTAATATAATTGCTAACTTTTTTAAAAATAAACTAATTAAAGATAAATATACATTAGATAACCGCGTCGCATTTTATAAGTACATTAACA